GAATTCAAACGTATACCAGTGGTAAGGAAACGTGATGTGATACAAGAAGACAGCACAGTTGCCGAGGAAGATTACCTAGCATGGGACAACCATCCAGAAAAAATGTTTACATATGAATGGTTGGATCAACAACGCAGAGAAACAACCACAGGTGATTTTAATTCACAGTATATGTTGATTCCTGAATCAACTTATCAACCATTAGTACAATTAGAAAACATCAAATACTACGATGATGAATTGAAATGGAACAGCATAGCACAACCTTTTGGTAATGCAATAACCACGTGTACATTGGGCAGACACAACATTGAACGTATATGTTCATACTGGGATCCAGCACAAGGATTGAGTGGTAGAGATAATTCTGTTCTATCCATATGTGCCAGAGACAGTGAGGGTAATACTTTTGTGCATGACATAAAAGTATTGAGTGCAGTAGACAAAGAAACAAAAGATTTTACAGAACAGTGTAGAGAAATTATTCATGCTTGTGCTTACCACAAAATAAGTCACGTATACGTTGAGGAAAACTTTTCTGCAACGTTGGCAAATGAATTACGTAAAGTTGCAAGAGAAATGAAAGTGATGGTACAAGTGATTGCAGAATTTAGATCCAAAAACAAAATGGTATTCATTGCACAAACATTAGAACCTTTGATCAAAGTAGGACGTATGTTTGTTCATGAGAGAGTAAAAGAAACACCGTTCATGGATGAGTTACAAGCGTTCCCTCAACCAAGGGTGCATGATGACTGTATTGACGCAACCAGTGGTGCAATAAGTCACTTGCCTAATTTAGCCGTGGATGTGTCCAAAGTTGCTAAGGTATTCAACCCTTTGCAACGCTCTGGATCCAGTTTCAAAATCAATTGATCCGATAAATAATTGGACTGACAAGATTATTTATAATATAACACACACGCGAAAGGGATATTATAAACACACACGCGAAAAGGAAAAAAAGAATTATGAAGGTATATTCAAAACTAGTTTGGGACAAAGACTTCAACATCATAGAAGAATTATCATCCGAATACAAAGGACCAGTGGCACAGATGATGTGTTCATCTCCACCACCCCCTCCACCACCACCACCACCACCACCACCGGCTCCAGCACCAGCACCAGCACCGACTCCGACATCAAGCAGAGCAAGAGGTGTAGGACAGACAAGAACAGCGGCCGCAAGAGGCAGAGGTGTTCTTATCACACAGAGACCAAGTGCATTAGGTGTTAGTGAAGAAGAACTAGGAGCGGCACCACAGAGAAGAAGTTTATTACAACCAACAATCAGAACAGCACAGAATGTTATTAGATTATTAGGAGGTGGTTACTAATGTGTATACCTAAAGCACCAAAGATGCCTAGTGCAGAAGAACAAGCACAACAGCAATTAAAAATTCAAAGAGAATTGCAGGCTGATGCAGATTCTAGAGCGGCTGAACAATTAGACGCGGAAAGAAAAAAAGCCGCAGTAGCACAACAAAGATCAAGAAGGGGTAGAAGAGGTAGAAGTAGTTTAATCACACAGAGATCAGGTGGACTTTTAGGCATATCAGAAGAAGGTGGCTTAGGTTCAGATTTCAAAACTCTATCAAATCTATAATTGAATGAAAGATTACATCGCAAGGGCATATAAACTTGCCAAACAAGAAAGAGACAAACACGAATCAGAGATATCTGAAGCGTACCTTTACACAAGACCCAACAGAGACATCTACAGAAAAGATGCAAATGCAACAGACAGAACAAAGATATTTGATTCAACTGCACCAGACGGTGTTCAGACCCTAGTATCCACGATCCTTAATTTGTTGATTCCGCAAAACCAACAATGGGCCACTCTTTCCGTGCGAGAAGATCTAAAGGAGAGAGTAGCGACTGATGTCAAGAAAGCATTAGACGTTGCTAACAGAAGAGTATTCAAAACAATCAGAGACAGCAACTTTTACATAGCGGCATCGGAAGCATTAACAGATGCAGTCATAAGTGGCTGTGGTTGTATAGGTATGTACGAAGACAAGAACATTGATTTTGTAGCAGTACCAAGTCACCAATTATATTTCTTAGATAACCATCAAGGAGAAATAGAAACAGTATTCAGAGAACACGAATTACCAGGACATTATCTTTTAGAAAACTTCATAGATATGTTGCCTGAAGAAATGAAAAAATTATGTGGAGCAGATCCATACAAAACACACAAAGTATTAGAAAGTTGTTTGAGATTACCAAACGCATCAGAATTTACATACACAGTGCAAGTTGGCAAAGAAATGACCATACTAAAACAAACAAGTATGCCAGTGCAAATGTTTACCACTTTCAGATTTGGAAAAACTGTTGGTGACATGTGGGGCACAAGTCCTGTAAGAGAAGCATTGCCGCATATCAGAGTAGTCAATGAAGCACAGATGTTGTTTATGGAAGCCGCTTCTTACCTAGCATTAGGTAGTTGGCAGGTTAATTCAGACACAGCAGTCAATTTCGCTAACATGAAATTGAGACCAGGAGATGTAATCACTGTAGATTCCCCTTTACAAGCAATACCATTTCCTGGACAACTCAACATCACGGAAGCAACAATCAATGATCACAGAGCAATGATAAGACGTATGTTGTTCAATGATGCAATATTACCACCAGATGAATCAAAATATCAAACTGCCACAGAAGTACAGATTAGGCAGTCTGAATTCTATCGTAGAATAGGTCCTAGTGGATTAAGACTAGAACAAGAATTTTTAAGACCATTGGTTGGTAATTTAATTAAAAGATTACAGATGAGAGGTGAGGTAGAAGACTTTGCAAGATTCGGTGACATCAGCGAATTGGTTGTAAACTCAGCAGTCAAAAGAGGTATTGCACTTACAGAGATCACAAGAGACTTACAGTTGGTACAAACAATCACACAGTTGGGTCCAAATGCATTGGTTAATTTAGATCTACAAAAACTTGCACGTAAAATATTAAGAGATGGTGATATGTCACCAGAAGTATTGAAAACAGAAGCAGAAGTACAAGAAACACTGGATCAACAATCACAACAAGAGCAGGCACAACAGTTGCAGGCATTGGCACAGCAATTACAAGACCAAAATCAACCACCTTCAGTTTAGTCCTTATAAATAGAGTTGTAAACGAACAACAACTGTAACTAAAAAAACTGAACATGAAGAACTCACAAACGCAATTACAACAATTCTATAGACAGATCTTTGAATCACCTGCCGGCAAAGCAGTATACGAAGATTTAAATCGCGTGATACATCAAACAAGAGTAACCAGCGATTCACCTAATCCATATGCGGCAGTATACCAAGTGGCTCAGCAACAACTGTTGAGAAGGATAGATAATATGTGTCGTGAACGTAGTGTTCATAACAACAAGAAGGAGCATATAATCTAATGCCAGAAGACAACATACAAGCACCCGCAACAACGGAACACTTGATAGACACACAACCAGAAGCACCAGTAGAAACAGTGCCAACACCAGAACAAGAGGCCGCTACACAACCAGAAAGACCCGAGTGGTTGCCTGAAAAGTTCAAAACACCAGAGGACCTAGCCAAGTCATACACTGAACTAGAAAAGAAAGTCAGCACCAACAAAGTGCCTGATGCTTACGATTTCAGTATGACCAAAGATTTAGGACTGGATGAAATGCCAGATGATTTGAGCAAAGAAGTAACTGACGTGTTCAAAAAATCAGGATTCACACAGGATCAAGTCAAAACAGCCATGGCACTCTACTCAGATCAAATGGGCAAACTGCAACAACAAATGGCAAGCACACCCAGAGTTGATCTAGATCAAGAACAATCAGCACTGCAACAACAGTGGGGCAACGACTACGCAGACAGACTGGAAGCAGTCAAGAAGTATGCAGGAACACTGCCACAGCGTATGTTGGATCAACCATTGGTGGACACAGCAGAAGGCATACAGTTTTTGGAACAATTAATGAGCAACAACAGAATGCCCAACCCAATAACAAACACACAAGCATCAGCACCCAAAGATGCCAACACGATCAGAGAAGACATCAGATCCATGAGACAGGATGACAAATTCAAACTGCCTCCGGGAGATCCTGTTGGAGAGACACACAGACAGAAGTTGTACAATTTGTATGAACAACTTACTAGACTGGGTGGTTAATGCAACTAGCCAATCAACTGGACCTACGGCAATACATCGCGGAGTTTAGGGGCCTATTGAGCCAAAGCACATGTGATGAAATCATTGAATGGAGCCGTACACTGCCCGACAGCACAGACGCATGGTCGGGCTGGGCCACAGCCGAGAGTGCCCTCACAAACACACAGAATGCAGTAACCAACACACGCATTTGTGAATTCACCATGTTGGACCAACAGCATGGACCATGCTGGCACAACATACAAACAGCACTCAAACACATCATACAACAGTATCCTTACTATCACAAAGCCACAGAACACACAGGTGTACAGTTGATCAGATATGGAGCAGGCAATAAATTTGAAGAACACATAGATCATTATGGTGGAGCCAATAGAACATTGAGTTGTAGCATGATACTGAATCAAGATTACGAGGGTGGAGCACTACGATTCTGGCAAGGTCAATATCAAGTGCCTGATCTACACACTGGTGATGCTGTGGTATTTCCCAGCAACTTTTGTTATCCGCACGAGGTAACACCAGTCACATCAGGCACAAGATACGTGCTGATAGTTTGGTTCTCATGAAGAAAAAACAATCCTATCCCATACTGTGGACCATGTACCACACAGCCATAGTGCTGGAACTGTTCATTATCATACTGCTGTTGATTGATTGACCTTTGTCTGACCTTTGTCTGACCTTTGTCTGACCTTTGTGGTAAAAAATAAAAAAAACTAAAAATAAAGCGTTCTAACGCTGGTAAAATTTTATAAGCCTAAACTGGTGCTGAAATACCATAACACCCCATATACTGCTATCATTGTGCTGATAAACACTATAAATTTAATCATTGTTGCTCCTGTTCACAGTTAATTACTTCTCGATTTACAAACTTTACTAAATCATCATCTCGTAATTCAAAATATTTTTTAGCCCATTTTGCCT